TACAAACATTTAAAAGAAGCTATACATGTAGTGGGTGAGGAAGATTTTGAAAACTTACCAGAAGCTATACAACGAGTCATAGTTAATATGTGTTTTAATTTAGGTGGCACAAGATTATCTAAATTTAAAAATATGTTAGCAGCTTGTAGAAAACATGATTGGAATGAGATGGCTAGACAAATGGAAGACAGTCGTTGGTTTGGTCAAGTAGGTAGACGTAGTAAAGAACTACAAGATTTAGTATTACAGCAAAATGATTCTGTATACTGAAAAGCAATTAGAAGATGCTTACC